ACCAAGCATTAAGTGCTTCATATGCTGCTTCTACTAATAATATTACTAATGCTATTACCAATAATACCGATAATAGAGTATTAACAGCAACAGGTGGTGGTACAATTAATGGTGAAGGAAATTTAACATTTGACGGCACCACATTAACCGTAACAGGCAATGAAATTATTACAGGTAACTTAACAGTACAAGGTACAGCTTCATTCCAACAAACAACTAACTTAGAGGTAGCAGATAGATTTGTATTATTTGCTTCTGGTTCAAATACAGCGGGTGATGGTGGTATTGTTATTCAACAAGGTACTCAAAATATAGGTGAATTATATGGATATGATAGTGCTACTAATCGTTGGGCATTTACCTCAAGTTTTACATCAAATCAATCTTCATTTACACCCGCAGCATATATTACTACAACTGAATTTGCTGCCTCAAATCCATCAGCTGCTCCATTATATGGAGGTGCTTCAAATGGATTTGGTAATATTCATGTTAATTCAAGTACAGGAGATATTTTTATTTACGCTTAATAAAATAGGGTAAGCGTAATGCTTACCCATTAATTTTTAAAATCAATGTTATGAGTATTCTAGATAGAATCAAACCAAAACCAATTACCCCAGAATTAGCTTTAAACCAATTATCTATCCAAGAAATAGAAGTTTTGCTTTCTATGATAAAACGAACAACTTTCCTTGGAGAAGACATAGAGTATTTATATAATTTAATCGTTAAGCTGCAAAATCAATATACAGAACAAACCCAATAATTAAGTTATGAATTTATTTTCTTTAGATTTTACCCATAGTGAATTAAATTTTTTACGTCAAGCATTAGAAACAGTAAATATCCAAGGTAAAGATGCTAAATTTTGTGCTAATCTTCAATTAAAACTTGAACACGAGTTAGAAGAAATTACTCGAATAATTAAGGAAGAAGAACAAAACAAAAATGTAACTCTTCAACAAATTCTAGAAACTGAAGAAGTTAAATTAACTAGAAAAAAATAATAATATATTTATAACTGTATTATAGGCCTGAAAAGGAAGTGGACACAGCATATTCTGTGTAACCAACCGTAATAAATTTATTAAATGCCAAACTGGAATAAAGTAGTTGTATCAGGCTCAAATGCCTCACTAAATTCACTTATCGTATCAAACGGTATAACTGGATCACTTTTAGGAACCGCTTCATATGCTACTTATGCCGCAAATGGAGGAGTAACTAAAATACTAGCAGGAGCTAATGTAAATTTATCCCCAGTTAGCGGTTTAGGAGATGTAACAGTTACTTCATTTGGTACCAATTTATACAATACAGCTACTGGATCATATGGTAGTTTTTACGATACTGGTTCAGTATTAGCAACATCAGCTACTGCTATATATTCAATGTCTTTAAGTACAACGGATATTTCAAATGGTGTTTTTGTAAGTGCTTCAAACGGAGATGTAACTCGAGTAAAGTTTACAAATGCTGGAACATACAATCTACAATTTTCTTCACAATTCTCAAATACTGACAATTCCAATCAGGATGTAGTTATTTGGGTTAAAAAAAATGGAGTTGATATACCAGATTCATCTGGAGTAGCAGCTGTCCCACCATTTAAAGCAGGTTCAAATGGACAAGCTATTGCTGCATGGAACTATTATTTAAGCTTATCTGCAAACGATTATATACAAATGTGTTGGCATGTAGAACAAGCTAACGTAATTACCCTAGAAACAATAGCAGCTGGTACTTCTCCAACACACCCTAGAACACCTTCAACTATTTTAACAGCAACTCGTGTAGATACATTCCTTTCAAATACTGGATCATTTAGTGGTTCATTTACAGGAATATTAACTGGTACTGCTTCATATGCAACACAAGCATTAAGTGCTTCATATGCACCATCCACACCTGCGTTTCCATTTACCGGATCCGCTTTAATTACCGGATCATTAGGAGTAACTGGAAGCTTAATAGTTAAACAAAATGCAACTACAGGCTCACTTAATACAAGTGATCGAACATTACAAGATGACCGTAATAGGACAACAATTGATTGGAACGATAAATATTTATATGATTATCAAACTCCTCCGACATATTCTGCTAATTGGAGTAGTAGAATATTATATAGTTCTACTGGAGCAAATTCTGTAGATTGGGACTCTAGAATTTTGAAGGATTCGACTGTTATTGATTCAGCTAATTGGGATAATAGAACTCTAAATGATGATCATGGCGCCGCAGCCCTAAGCTGGGATGTATACGATAAAGGCTTCACTATTGCATCGAATTATTATTATAGATCAGAAATTAGTTTAAACGACCAAGGGCAATTTGTAGATACCCCAGAAGCTACCACCAGCGAACCTAACTACGCAGGTGAAGTTATCACGGGATATATAGATGATACAGTAACAGGTTATGATTTAGTATACTTAAATACTAACGGAGTATGGTATCCAGTCACACAAGCAACTGACCAATGTACTAAATTGTTAGGAATTTGTCTTGTAGTTCCGACTATATTAGGTCAGAACCCCGGACCTATTTTGTTAGAGGGAACAATTACTGTACTGTCAACTGGAGCTACTTACAATAATTCTCCAATAATTAATGGTTTAGACCATGGACTACCAATATATATTGAAAACAGCTATGGTAATATTATGACAACAACTGCTCCAACAGATAGTGGGGCATATGTCAGAGTGTTAGGACATGCATACCAACAAAGTAGTACTTATTCTGATTATTGGATAATGAAATTTCGTCCATCAAATGATTGGATAACAATTTAAGAGTAGAATATGGCAAATACAACAACAATATTAGGAAAAGAAATTAATGCATTAAGTGCATCTTATGCAGAGACGGTTGTATCAGCTTCATATGCTACAACAGCATCATTTGCATTAAATAGTGGAGGTGGTGCAGCATTTCCATTCACCGGATCCGCTCAAATAACAGGATCTTTAACAGTAACTGGAACACAAATAATAAGCGGCTCATTAATATTTGCACTACCTACATCACCTGCATTTAATGGTGAAATAGTAAGATTTGGGTCAGGCACACTTGCAACGGGACAATTATATTTTCTTAGCTCATCTGGTACATGGTCACTTGCAAATGCTAATTCAACAGGTAGTAGTACGGGTATGCTGGGAATTGCAACAGGCACATCACCAACAACAAATGGATTATTAGTTAGAGGATATGCAGCAAGTAGTTCATATACAACAGCAACAGGATCAATTGTATATGCTTCTCCTTCATCTGGTTTAATGACAACAACATCCCCTTCTTCATCAACCCATGTTATAAGAGTTGTAGGATATGTAACAACATCCCCAAACACAATTTATTTTGCACCAGACCCAACTTGGGTAACATTAGGATAATATGGGAATACAAATTTTAAATAAAGACGTAAGTGTTATTTCTAGCATTGCTAACACAGCAAAAGCTAGAATTGGTAGCATATTTGGTACAACTGGTTGGGGAATAGTATTTAATGGTTTAGTATTAAACTTAGATGCTGCTAATACTGTAAGTTATCCTGGTAGTGGTACTACTTGGAGGGATGTAACTGTTAATGGAAATAATGGAACATTGGTTAATAACCCAACGTATTCTGCAGGAGGAGGTGGATATTTTAGTTTTGGTAGTGCCGGTTCACAAAGAACTAGTTTTACATATCAAACGCCACAACAAACAGCATCTACATCATTTACATGGAGCATTTGGACTTATCCTGTTGCAAACTCTGACGGGTATGTTCTTATGGGATATAGAGGAACCACACCTCTAAAGTTTTACAAACTAACCACTCAAAAATTTGAGATGTATCCTGCTGAAATATTCCATTTGTTTACCCTTAATGTCTGGCAAAATATATGTGTGATTTACGATGGGACACAAGCTGGAACAGCCAATATGAAAATGTATGTAAATGGCACACAGGTAGGACTTCGAGATGGTCAACAACCGGATCTTTTAAGTAGTAATATGCCATTTTATGTTGGAGGTGATCCCACTGCTGGCGAGTATGCTACTGCAAGAATAGGACAAGTCTCAATATACAACAGAGCACTTACAACACAAGAAATCACCCAAAACTTTAACGCACTAAGAGGACGATTTGGAATATAGAAAATAAATATATTACAAATGTTTAATGTTTATACACTTGAATAATACTTGGATTACCAAAATAAATTTAATATATATAACCACAAACAAAATAAACAAACTATGTCAATTATTCAAGAAGTTACAGAAAAAAAGTTTTTAACAGAAGAAGAAAAAACTACATTAAAAGAAATTCAAAACAAAACCGAATCTATAGTAGTAGAGTTAGGTGAAATATCACTAATTAAAATTCAAGTTGAAAATAGATATGAATCAGCAAAATCATACCTAACAGAGATATCCAATCAAGAAAAAGAATTTACAAAAACTTTATTTGATAAATATGGAAAATTTAACCTAGACCCAGAAACAGGCGAAATTATTAAATCAAATTAATATATTCAAATTTTTGCCATATTTATAATAAAAATAATTTATAACAAATGGCGGAAACAATCGTATCACCTGGTGTATTAGCTATAGAAAATGATCAATCATTTATAACCCAACAACCGGTACAAGCAGGCGCCGCTATAATAGGCCCAACACCAAAAGGTAAAGTTGGTATCCCTGTTTTATGTACTACTTATAGTGATTATTTAAATAAATTTGGCTCTACATTTTTAAGTGGTAGCCAAACTTACACATATTTTACCTCTATTGCAGCATATAACTATTTTAATAGTGGAGGAAATACATTACTAGTAACACGTGTAGTAAGTGGAAGTACATCTTTAGATTGGACTCCTGCTACATCATCTGCTATTCCATCATCCACTGCATTAACATCTGCTTCGCTAAGTGTAAATTTAACATATATTTCTGCAAGTTTAGCAGCTACACCAACTTCTAACCAAACATTAACCATAAATGGTATAACTTTATCTTATTCAGGTTCTGCAACTACACCCACAAACACATCAACAATAATTTATATTAATACAAGTTCATTTGGAAATTCAACAGTAGCAGATTATGTAGCTACTTCTTCTGCAATATTTAATTTTAGCAGTTCAATAGCCTCTTATAGTGCTTCTTTACAATTTATAAGTTCAAGCGTATTTTCTGCTACAAATTTATTATTAACTTCAACCAATCCAAATGGAATAGCAGGAAATTCATATTATGTAACATCGGGTTCTACAACAACAAATTTTACCGGTGGTACTAATACAACTGCATTTGTTTTAGAAACTTTATCTGAGGGAATAATAATGAACAGTACTGGCCCTACAGGTTCATTTGGAACACTACTAAGTGGTTCAGCTGATAATTTTAGATGGCAAATAGCATCACAAAACATAAATGATGGGACTTTTTCATTACTTATTAGACAAGGAAATGATTCAGACATTAATCAATCAATTGTAGAAAGTTGGGGTCCATTATCATTAGATCCATTTGCTGCAAATTATATTGAAAAAGTGATAGGTAATCAAGTTGAAACTATTCGCTCAGATAATGGAGAATACTATATTCAAATGAGTGGAAGTTATTTAAATAATTCCTCAATCATTAGAGTTAAACAAGTTAACCAAACTACTCCAAATTATTTAGATAATAATGGAGTTTTTAAACCTGAATTTACTGGATCTCTTCCATCTTCCTCAAATGGAACTTTTGGATCAGCTAAAGGAACTAATATTCCATCATCTGCAGGTAATTATTATGAAACTATAACATCAACTAATATTCAAGGTCTTACCGCAAATGCATATGTTGAATCTATTTCTTTATTAGCAAATAAAGATGCATACAAATACAATATATTAGTTGCTCCTGGATTAATAAGTTCTCATGGAGCTCCTTCATCAACGGCTATTACACAAATCCAAACTACAGTACAAGAAAGAGGAGATGCTATAGCTATTATAGATTTAGTTCCATATAATGCTACAATAGGTACTGTAACTTCAACAGTATCCTCATATAATACACCATATATGGCTACTTATTGGCCTTGGTTAAAAACTGTTGATCCTAATACAGGAAATCAAGTTTGGGTTCCCGCTTCAACAATGATCCCTAGTGTATATGCTTTTAATGATAGTGTTGCGGCACCTTGGTTTGCACCAGCTGGTATAAACAGAGGTATTTTACCAACTATTATTCAAGCTGAACGTATTTTAACCCAAGGAAATAGAGATACATTATATCAATCTAATATAAACCCAATAGCAACTATTTCAGGTGCAGGCATTGTAGTATTTGGACAAAAAACATTACAAAAGAAAAGAAGCGCATTAGATCGTGTAAATGTAAGACGTTTGCTAATTGAGTTAAAAAATTATATATCTCAAGTAGCGGATACATTTGTGTTTGAACAAAATGATGCAAATACACGAAGTGAATTATTATCAATAATTAATCCTTATTTATCCTCTATTCAACAACAACAAGGTTTAACTAGTTTTAGAGTAATTATGGATGAATCAAATAATCCACCATCTGTTGTAGATCAAAATCAATTAGTTGGGCAAATTTATTTACAACCCACTAAAACAATTGAATTTATCCTTTTAGATTTTAATATTTTACCTACAGGTGCAGTATTTCCTGCTTAGTAGTATACTTTAATAAAAAAATCAATATTTATAATAAAAAAATAAAATGGCAAACTTTACAGTATCACCAGGTGTAACTACTAATGAATTAGATCAAACATTTTTAACAGGACAACCTGTACAAGCAGGAGCAGCTATTATAGGCCCAACAGTTAAAGGTCCTTATGAAGTACCAACATTAGTAACTTCATACTCACAATATACATCATTATTTGGAGATTCTTTTATAAGTGGAGGAATAAATTATTCATATTTAACTTCAATTGCCGCATATAATTACTTTAATTATGGAGGATCTTCATTATTAGTAGCTAGAGTAGCAAGTGGATCATATACTTCTGCAACATCTTCAATTATGACAGAAACTGCATTAACATCTGCTTCACTAAGTGTAAATTTAACATATATTTCTGCAAGTTTAGCAGCTACACCAACCTCTCCCCAATCATTAACCATAAATGGTATAACTTTATCTTATTCTGGTTCTGCAACTTCACCTGTAAATACACCAACAACAATTTATATTAGAACAGGTTCATTTGGAAATTCAACAGTAGCAGATTATGTAGCTACTTCTTCTGCAATTTTAGCATTTAGTAGTTCAATAGCCTCTTATAGTGCTTCTTTACAATTTATAAGTTCAAGCGTATTTTCTGCTACAAATTTATTATTAACTTCAACCAATCCAAATGGAATAGCAGGAAATTCATATTATGTAACATCGGGTTCTACAACAACAAATTTTACCGGTGGTACTAATACAACATCTCTTACTTTAGAAACAATTTCACAAGGAATTATTATGAATAATTCTGGAACAGAAACTTTAGGAGCTTTAGTTAGTGGCTCAAAAGATAATGTACGAGTTGAAATTACCAATTTAAATACAGGATCAGGTACATTTAATGTATTAGTTAGACAAGGAAACGATACAACAAATAATAAAAATATACTTGAATCATTTAATGGAGTTAATTTAGACCCAAATTCAGATCGT